AGAAACAATTCATCGGTTCGATGCACTATGAGGTCTATACGAGAGACTATGGAAATCAAACAGGTACTTATATCTGTACTTTAGATAATTATCACTCTGATGTTGACGCAATTGACTACTCTACGAGTGAACAACCTGCTGAACATAAGTCCCATAACCTAATTGAACTGGATAATGGACAGTTTTGTCTCTACCCCAACAACAGAATGAGGATTTACGACAATAGTATCACTCCTGAGACACCAAAAGTACCTGATTTTAAGGTTTCAACAGTGTACTATCAAGTTGAGAATGGTCATGACCGTGATGGATTAGGTAACGAAGACAATTATTTTTGGAAAACAGCAAAAGAAAGAACATTTGGTGACATTGGGGTGGGAAATACAGCAATTACAGGTAATATAGAAATAGAAGGAATAGATTTAGGGTGATGGAAAAGATAGATATACTTCCTCAAAGTATTTTTAAGTTTGAGTGTGATCAAAAACTATTAGAAAGCACCCTTGAAACTCTTAAGAAGGAAGAATATCGTCGTGAAGGAGTTCATACACATAAAAGTAAGCAAACTGTAAGTGTTAGATTAGATAAAGAGGATAGATATTCGGAAATATACGAATGGTTTCATCAATGTTTAGAGGAAGTTAGATTAAAATTTGAATTAGAGTGTGATAAAATCAAAATTTCATCGTCTTGGGGTAATAGGACAGGTGGTCACTCCATACATGGTGCTCATAGTCATCCAAATTCATTTATTAGTGGAATCTTTTACCTTACAGATTCAAGTGCAAAGACAGTTTTTTTCTGTAATAACCATTGGACAGGAGATAATGATCCACTAAAACCAACAAATCTCTCAAATATAGTGCAAATGATGTTTCCAGGCAGTGAATATAATATAATTCAACATTTCCAACCTTCTATAGCAGGAAATTTAATACTTTTTCCGTCTTCATTAATTCATGCAGTTACTCAAACAGAACATAATGCGGAAAATAGGTATACTATGTCTTTTAATTCTTTCCCTTGCGGTAAAGTTGGTCGAGATAGTCATAATGCGAGTGTAAATATAGAGATTTTATAATAGTGTTACACTACTCACATAAATAAAGTGAGTAAACTATTACCTAATGTACGGAAATCAGGTATCAAGGTCATTTAAAGACATAAGTTTGTCTTTTGAACCTCACCCAATTACTAAAGATCTACCTGTTCTTAAGAATGCGAATGCAATTCGTCGTTCCGTACGTAATTTAGTGCAAACAATTCCTGGTGAAAGATTTTTTAATCCAATTCTAGGTTCATCTGTCTATGATAGTCTTTTTGATTTGATGGATTTTGGAACTTCTAACCTTATAGAACAAGAAATCGTAACAACACTAAGGAACTTTGAACCTAGAGTCAATAATGTTCGAGTTAGGGTCAGTGTAAGATCTGACCAAAACAACTTTGATGTTACGATTTTCTTTGATATTGTTGGAGCAGCACTACCGTCTCAAGAATTTTCATTCATCCTAGAAGCAACTCGATAATATGCCATTTACTAAGTTCACAAATTTAGATTTTGATCAAATCAAATCACAAATAAAAAGTTACTTAAGAGCAAACTCTGATTTTAAGGACTTTGACTTTGAAGGCTCAAACTTCTCAGTCTTAATTGATACTTTAGCATATAATACTTACATTACTGCATTTAACTCTAATATGGTTGTGAATGAATCTTTCTTAGATTCTGCAACACTAAGAGAAAATGTAGTCTCATTAGCAAGAAACATAGGATATGTTCCTCGTTCAAGGTCTGCAGCAAAGGCAGAGATCAGTTTTTCAATTAATACTACATCAAATACACCTACATTAACATTAGCAGCAGGTCTAGTGTGTGTAGGAGCGACTGAAAACACTACAGTCATGTTCTCAATACCATCAAGTATTACAACGACAGTAAACAATGGTGTAGCATCATTTAACAATATTGAAGTTTATCAAGGAACTTACTTAAGTAAGCAATTTTTAGTTGATGGATCACTAGATCAGAGGTTTGTTTTAGATAATTCGTTCATAGACAGTTCAACTATTGTTGTAAGGGTTCAAGGACCCAATGAAACTACTCTTGGTAGAGAATATTTAAGATCAAATAATATTTTAAATATTAATTCAACGTCAGAAATTTACTTACTACAGGAAGTTCAGGATGAAAAGTATGAATTGTTGTTTGGTGATGGTTATTTTGGTAAAAAATTAGAGAATGGTGCAGTTATTACTGCAACTTATATTATTACGGATGGAAAGGCAGGTAATGGTTCTTCAATATTTTCATATTCTGGAAGAGTTTTAGATTCAGATAACAATCCAGTTGTTCCAACTAATAATATAACTATCACTACTAATCAATCTGCTGCAAATGGTGGTGATATAGAGAGTGTTGACTCTATTAAGTACTTTGCTCCTAGAATTTATGCTTCACAGTACCGTGCAGTGACCGCCAGAGACTATGAAGCAATAATTCAGTCTATTTACCCTAACACTGAGTCTGTGGCGGTTGTAGGGGGAGAGGAACTTGATCCACCAGAGTTTGGACAAGTGTTAATAAGTATCAAACCAAAAAATGGTGACTTTGTTTCAGACTTCGACAAACAAAATATACAGTCAAAACTGAAAAATTATGCTTTATCAGGTATAAATCAAAAAATAATAGATTTGAAGGTATTATATGTTGAAATTGATAGTGCAATTTACTATAACAGTTCACAAGTCAGCAATGTTAATGGAGTTAAAAGTAAAGTAGTGGATGTTTTGAACACATTCTCCACTTCAAATATTAATAAGTTTGGTGGAAGGTTCAAATATAGTAAATTAGGTCAAATAATTGATGGATCAGACAGTTCAATAACATCAAATATTACGAGAGTCATAATCAGACGTAATATGAAGTGTTTATTGAATCAATCTGCACAATATGAGTTATGTTATGGTAACACATTCAAGAAAAATGCAGGTGGGTTTAATATTAAGAGCACAGGATTCACTTTAGCAGATCAAACAGGAACTTTGTACTTTACAGATGTTCCAAATGAGACTGGTGATATGGGTGTTTTATCTGTAGTTAGAGAATCATCAGAAAGTAATGAATTTACTGTTGTAGTTAAGTCTGCTGGAACTATTGATTATAAAAAAGGTGAAATTATAGTCAACACATTAACCATAACATCTACTGTAGCATCAAATGATATTATAGAAATTCAAGCTTTCCCAGATTCTAATGATGTTATTGGTTTGAAAGACTTATATTTAAGTTTTTCTGTTGCAGATAGTACAATAAATATGATTAAGGATACAATTTCATCTGGTGAGCAGATATCAGGTGTCGGATATAAGACAACATCAAGTTATTTGAATGGAAGTCTAAAAAGAGGTGATACTTCTACAGCGACTGCTACTATTTCAACTAGCACAACTACAACATCAACCACAACAAGCACTAGCTCAGGTTCAACATCGTCTGGAGGCGGTTACTAAGAAATGATACAAACTGGTTTTGAGAAACGAGTACAGGTTCAGCAAATTTTAGCGAATCAACTCCCTGACTACATTCGGGCAGAGAGTCCAAAGACTCTTGACTTTCTAAAACAGTATTATATCTCACAAGAACATCAATCTGGTGCAACTGATCTTGCAGATAATTTAGATCAGTATATTAAAATTGATAATTTATCTCCAGAGATCATATCTGGAAAGACCACACTATACTCTGGTATATCTTCAACTACAGATAGTGTCCAAGTTTATTCTACAAAAGGATTTCCTAACCAATATGGTCTTTTTAAGATTGATGATGAGATATTTACATACACAGGACTAACCACAAACACATTTACTGGTGTTGTTCGTGGTTTTAGTGGGATTAGTAGTTATAGAACAAATTTAAACGCAGAAGAGTTACTTTTTGAAGAAACTAGTCAGGCAGCACATGAGGCTGGAGAGGAAGTTTTTAATTTAAGTTCAAATTTTCTCAAAGAATTTTATAAAAAGTTAAAATATACTTATACACCTGGTTTAGAGGATTTAGATTTTGTTTCAAACCTTGACGTTAATAATTTCATAAAAGAAGCAAGATCATTTTATGAATCAAAGGGCACAGAGGAATCATATAAGATACTATTTAAAGTATTATTTGGTGAAGAACCAAAAGTTATAGATTTAGAGCAATATTTACCTAAACCATCATCGGCAGAATTTTTAAGAAGAGAAATTGTTGTAGCAGAAAGAATTTCTGGAGATCCAGATAAATTAGTTGGTCAAACAATAAAAAAAGCATCTGATTTAACGACACAAGCATCAGTATCAGAAGTTGAAATTTTTACTAGGTCAGGAATAAGCACATATTTTAAATTAGGACTGTTTGTTGGGTTTGATGATAGAGATTTAATCGAAGGAACATTTGAAATACAACCTAAAACTGCAAACATAAATCCTGTATCAGTTGGATCATCAGTTATTACCGTAGATAGCACCGTTGGATTTGGAACAACAGGAACTTTGCTATCTGGTGATAACATAATCACATATTCATCAAAAACTGTAAATCAGTTCTTAGGATGTGATGGAGTTGATAATGCGATGGGTGTGAAATCACCAATAAGAACAAATGATGTCTTTTTTGGTTACGAAGATGGTGATTTGACCAAGAAGGTTGAAATAAGAATAACAGGTGTATTATCAGATGTAGAAACTATCGGAGATGTATCATCTGTAACTGAAGGGGAGAAAATATATGTAAAAAATGTTGGTGAAAAGATAAAAAATCCAGAATTAAATAAAACCCACAAACAAATATTCGCAAATTCGTGGATTTACAATACAAGTTCAAGATTTTTTGTAGATAATTTTAATAATGGATTTAATTTAAAAACCACTCCAGATCCCTCTGCATTAAAAGTTGGTGATATCGTAGATGTACTTCTAGGAGCGTCTGAGACGGTTGTTTTTGCAGATGCAACTGTTCAGACCATAAACGGTAAACAAGTCACTCTAGGGGGTTTGAGTGGGTCTCCTTCAGCAACTACAGATTACTCTATACGTAGAAAACTAGAAACAGTTAATAGTAGTGGTGCACCTCTAATTTACGGAAATGACTTGATTACTGCAGATATACAAAATTTGTATACAGAAAAGGAAAATTGCTTTTATGTTGCTGCTAGTTCACTTCCATCCTACACACTAACAAAAAATCTTGACCAAGCGATCATAACATCTCTTGTATCCACAAATTTACAAGAGTTTGATACAAACAAACTTAAATTTAGTGTATTATCATTTAATACTGATGTGCCTTTCAACACTGGTGAGGAGGTTATTTACAATGCAGAGAATAACACTCTTGACGGACTAGACGATGGTGTATCATACTTTGTTAAAGTTTTAGCAGATAAGAAAAAAATACAATTATATAGATCAAGATCATTAATTGATGCTGATAATGCAACAACACCAACTCGTGAATATTTTTCTGCACCTGCAACTTCAGGATTTCATAAGTTCACTCTAGTTACTCAAAAGACACAATTTATCCATCCTCAGAAATTATTACGTAAATTTCCATACAATCTTGATGTAAAAACAGGAAAGAACACTATAACATCACCAGGTGCCCTCGGAATGCTTGTGAATGGCGTAGAGGTTATAAACTATAAGTCTGAGGATAAAGTATATTATGGACCGTTAGAGAGCGTTAGAGTATTTAATGGTGGAACTAACTTTGATGTTGTTAATCTACCATCAATAACAATAGAAGCAGGTTTAACGACTGCTTTAGTTCAACCTGTTGTTAAAGGTAAATTGGTTGAGGTTTATGTTGATCCACAAGATTTTGATGTAAAGAAAGTATCGTCAGTAACTATTACGGGTGGTAATTCTACAGGAGCAGTTCTAAATGCTCAACTTGAAGAGAGGCATAGAACTCTATCATTTGATGGTAGACAATCTACAGTTGGCGGTGGAGTTGACGTTACCAACGATAATATCACTTTCTTACAAAATCATAATTTAATTAGTGGTGATGAATTAATTTAC